TACATCTTTGCCTGATTTCTTCAGAGGGTTTATATAATTGTATCTCCATCCGCGAGATCTCCCCTCTCTCTTTTTTTCCTCATCTCACTATCACAAATGCGCCTCGCACTTACTGCCATTGTTGTTCTCCTCGGTGCTAATCTTGTTGTCGATTTACTTGACAGCAATCTGTCTGACGTTATCAACAATCGCCGTGAAACTATTGAGCGCCAGATCAATCAATTATGATTGACAATTAACTCTAAATAAGTTACACTTAGGGGATCAAATTGATCTCCTTTTTTATTGTCGTTATTGCTCCATTATGCCTAACTTATCGGACAATTTTGAGTCGATTGCAACAACTAACGTCTACGGCGTGTTTCTAACACCTATCGGCGTATATCGCAACCCAGACCATAAAGAACATAAACAACTAATTCTTGACTATATTCGGTCAATGAATCCCGAAGATGTGAACGTCTCGCCCCGTTCAGATATTAACACTGGTATCAAGCAATTAGGCGGGATGAATATACTAATGACCCCAGAGTTAGCACCAATCAGAGAGACCATCTCTAAGGCGATTCTAGAGGTCAATGACGGAGGATTAGCATACGATATGAAACAACCAGTCCTCACAGATTCTGTTCTTGAGTTAGCAGATAAGGGATCATTCTACGCGCCCCACGAATACTCCAACACCGTCTATAGTGGTGTCTATTATGTTAATTTTGACCACGATCAACATTCTCAATTAAAGTGGAAAAGATGCATCGGTTCGCCTTTCTATCCGATCGTACAAATGCCACAAACTAAGATCACTGCTTTCAATCAGTTAGATACACAAATTCCCACAGAAGAAGGAGACATTGTTATCTTCCCCTCTAATCTTTCCCACGGGTATGAATCAAACACTCACGGGAATAGAATTACTTTGTCCTTTAATGTTGCCCCCTATTCAGAATGAATCCTTTCACTAAAATCAATGATAACACCTATCAAGATATGGCAGGAGTGTTATACAAACCTATCCCACAATACGAAGATTATTTTGTATCAAGTGATGGAGAGATCTATTCAACTAAGTGGGGCAAATGGAAACGCCTTAAAGTTCATCTAAACGAAAACGGTTATAGAAGAGTAACCCTCAGACAAGAGGGGCGGACAGTAGTAAGAAGATGCGCTAGATTAACCGCTCTTGCTTTTCATCCTGCGGACTCTAATCATACCAACGTTTTTCACATCGACGGAGACAAAGTGAACGACCATTATACTAACTTAAGATGGGGACAAGAGTAATAGTTTTCCACAATGTTTTCCACAAAAGGTATCAATCTCTGTGGAAAATAAATGGTTAAATAAATATACTCTCGAATTTTATCTTTCGCCTTAAATGTACGGAACTGATGTGACCTTAGACTCTACTCTATCGCGAGACAGTTGTCAACACTTAGAGGACGGAGAGAAATTCACACAAACTATTGACATTTTCGGAGGTTTTCCTTATAGTTCCTAAGTAGTCCAGTTCTGCACATTCTTGCTGACAATCTGATGGGTCGCACTTACAAACGCAATGACACGTATAGGTCAAATAGACCGAAATCTTTGAGGGAAAAACGATCAACAAGAACCCGCACTAAGTATGATCAATTCAATGACACATACAAGGGTGAACAACACAATCGAACAAACAGTAAGCAACAACTAGACAACAATGATTTCGACGGAGATGTATTCAATGGTTGACCCTAATGAGTATCAACAACTAGACAATGATTGGATAGATGAATTCCTCGAAGATGACTCGGATGATGTCTTTGAAGATCTCGAATTTGATGATCAATCAGGAGGGGATATTGACATCGATTACACTACACAAGAATGAAACGATTTGAGTTCTTATGTGAACTAATGGAGGCACAATCTCTGCCTCCTTCGGAGTTAGTGGAGTGGGCACAATTTGTGCTTGACACTGAGATCGAACCGTGGTACACTAAGTATCATAAACTATTAGATTATTGCGTCTCGGAGGGTATGTGCTACCACGTGCAATCCTCTGAGGGTTATTGACATTTTTCGCATATTAAAAAGGGACCCGCTCTGCAACCTACAACAGTATAGGGTCGCATATATTATCGAAAACGCTTTTATGGGTCCCCCCATATACAAAATTTTTTTCTGGTAAAAAATGACCAAAAGAGTCCGTCTAGCATTTGAGGAAGAGTTTTCTGAGTTCCTCGGAAGGGAGTGGGGAGGACAACGAGGAGGTGGGTGTTTCCGCCTGCTGTATGACGTTGGAATCGCTCTGGGCATCCACGAGTGTAAGGAAGACTATTCATTCAACCACCGAGCGTTCCTGAGGGACCTCTGGGAGGACGAAGGATGGGAGGTGTTCAGGGAATCAGAGATGGGTGAGCAGTTCGACCTCGGAGATTTGAAAAAATATGATGTGTTGCTGATGAACCTCGGCAGCAATCGGTTAAACCACGGGGCACTGTACCTAGGGGATGGTTACATCTTACATCACAAAGCATTCGATATTAGTCGCGTGGAAAAAGTTCAAACATACATAGCTTCAACAATGTATGTTATTAGGAAACGGGATGTCTCGTAGATTTATTCTTACGATAGACGAAGATGACCACGGCGATCTCTTTGTCACACTACCCGATGAGTTAACAGAAGAACTTGGATGGCTCATTGGGGATACACTACAATACCAAGTCGATGATGAAACCCTTGTTGTAACTAAACTGGATGAATAAACTGACATTAGACCAGAAGAAGCTGATCTTTGATGCTGTTCGTTACTATCAGATGAATGCGATTGGACCTTTTAAGGAAAGACGCTATAATGAATGCGACAAGATTCTACAGAAACTTGAATCCTCCAGACAATTCTATGAAAAAGGCGAGTGCGACATCTAAGTGGGAGATCTCTCTCACTGATGAAGAGCGTAAACTTATATGCAACTCAGGTAAGTGGGCTCTTATTTACAAGGCAGATGTTTGTGGTGGCAAGGAACTAGAGAAAGTACAAGCATTATGGCGTTCTATTCGTGAAAAACTAGGAGAGTATGATGACAGTCCCTTCGTTGGAGGTAATTGACAATTTCTTGCCTGAAGATTTGTTCTACAAGATGCAAGAACAGATCTGTGGAGATCAATGTTTTCCTTGGTATCTGAATCACTCGAAGGTAATGCACGTTGCTCGTGCATTTGATCCAGAACTACAAGCGAAGGAATTATACAACTGGCAAATGGTGCACAAGTTCTATGAGTTAGGTAGACCACAATCCCAGGAGTGGGAATACATCTTACCTCTCATTAACTACTTGCGACCTCGTGCCTTAATACGGATCAAAGGAAATTTGAACCATCACACAGATAGTATGATAGAGTATGACTATCACACAGACTGTGGAGAGTATGGTATGAACGACTTTGAGGGGGCAACCACTGCGGTGTTCTATCTGAATACCTGCGATGGTTATACCTTCTTCAAGGACGGTACGAAGGTGAACTCGGTAGAGAACCGACTTGTTCGTTTCCCTGTTGATACACCACACGCTGGCACATCTACAACTGACCAGAAGTTTCGTTTTGTCCTAAATTTGAATTATTTCTGATATATAAGGGGAAGTAAAACGGTTCTAGGGGCACCCCCCGCGAGCGTTTTCCCTATACTAATACATTAAACATACTATGACATTTGGCACAAACTTCGATCCAGACTACGATTACAATCCAAACTTCATACAACCAAAAGGCACTAGACAAAACACTGAACTAAAAGATATACTCGATATAGCATATACAGTACCAGGAGAGCTAGTTACGTCCCTACCTGGGGAGAAGTGGAAACTAGCGCGTGTAGTAGAATACGGTAAGGAGATCATCCTACCGTGGTATCACGTCAGTAACTTAGGGCGTGTGATTAGTCATATCCGCCATAACCGTACGCCATTGTATCGTTCTGGTAATCGGTGGGGTTATGACGAGAACCGTATCTGCAACGGTAAGATGAAGAAGTTCGGTTCACCTAATAAAGGGAAGAACGCAGCAGTTGAGGACTATCACTGGAAACTCTTCCTGAAGGTAGTGCACTGGGGTTTACTGGAACCAATCTGGTTGGATGAGGCAAAGACTAAGCAGTCTCCTTCATCCGAAAGACAAGAGAAGGACCTACCTATCCATAGACTTGTCATTGACACCTGGGCACCCATCTATGAGGTGGATCCTGATGTTCCTGCAGAGATGCTAGAAGCAATGAGATGGCACTCTATGCCTAAGGAAGGCAAACTGTGGATGAACCCTATGTTTGAAGTTGATCATAGTGGTGAAGAACAGAACTCACTCGACAATAGAGTATTCAAACTTCGTCGCACTACTGGGGGCGATAACAACCGTGCGGCATTGATTGCACGTGGAGGTAGTCACGGTAATCCTATTCAGGCACGTGTCACGACTTCAAAACCCAAAGAAACCCCAACCCTCGAAACCTTTTTTGTAAAATGACCCAAACACCACCTGCTGTTCCAGAATTTGAATCCTATGAGGAGGAGATTGAATGGAGATTCGGCAAGATCGCTGAGAGCATCAAGACTCTTGCGGAACGTAGTCAACAGACAGAAGCGTTCCTACAGAGGGGTGCTGATATGATTCAGTACAAGATCCCAGGTCACACTGAGTATTCAAACTTACGTCAGATCTTTGACGATCTCTATTCCAGAATAAATACACTGGAAGAGAAACTTAACAGTGACTAATGCCAGCCTACATTATTGAAACTGGTCGTAGTTATCCGAATCCTGTAGATTCTGAAGACTATGATAGAACCTATACATCTGATGAACACCCCTCCTTTGGAAGTGGTTATCAGATTGAGATTGAGGGCTCTGGACCAGGTTCATATGCATTTGGCAGGGATGAAGTCTTTTATATTGGTGATCCTACCGAGACTTGTGTAGAGTTTTGCGATGCAGACCGTAGAGCGGTCTATCGTTTCTACAGTGGTCGTTGGGAGGATCATTTTTATTATCATAAGGAAAAGATTCCTAAGGACTTACCTCAAGAAAGAAAGAGATATAATATTGAACCTCGTAGTGGACAAGACTATTTTCAACTCAACAAGAGCAACGTATCTGGTTCTATTCCTGTGTATGTTGCTTGGAATGGGGGCGACAAAAATAGTTACCTCTCTACTTCTGGTGGACAGAAGTTGCTTGGATACGGGTTCCCAAGTGTATCTGCAGCAACCAGTGCGGGAGTAAGTTTCGTAAATGAGATGCCAACGGCACTCTATCACTATAGAAAGAATGCAGATGGTGATGTTGATGACTTCTACACCATCAATCCTGCTGTTGAAGTCAATTTATCTGGTGGACCTATCCCTCCAAGGGAAGCAAGGCAGGGTGAGTACGTCTATCAAGGCATTTTCTGCTATGTTTGGACTGGTGGAGCGCCTAGAAACCGTAAAAGAGTCGAAACATCGGGTAAAGCGTACAATACTGGCGAAGTTGACCGCAATGGGTGGTATCAATACAACCAAACTTGGTCAAAAGCGCGTTATCACGACGAACCAGAGGCAACTCCTGCTCAAGAAGGGTGGGGTGACCCAAATAATGCGGAACTAATCAGTACAAATGCCAACTTTGAGTGGTTTTACGGCAAAAATGGTGCTGTCAAAGCGGCAATGCCAAGATTCCTTGGTTTTCACGACTGTTTTGAGGGTCAATTTGTCTATTATCTTTATGATACGTCATTTCTCTTCAATGGTCCCATCTATGGTATCAACTTTACTACCACAGATGCTCCGTGTTGCCCTCAAAGAAGTGAAACAGAGTGTGTACCTAATGTTAGGTACCATTCACTGTACTATGAGATGCGTGAAGACGCTTGGGTGACCAAGAGAACCTCAATGACAGTGGATAGCACTGAACACGGTAGTCAAGGAGACTCATTCTGGACTGTTGGTACAGATGAAGAGATGATCTTCTTCCGTTATACGTCTACTACTGGTGCTTTCCGTGTTGGAGAGCAACTGAACAACTGGACGATTATGAAAGTGCGATACTTTGGTGATGAATTGAAGTGTGGTTATATGAAATTGTTCAAAGAGGGTAAAGCAAGGGGCAATGAATTCACCTATCTGCAGAATATCACATCAGATGATGGTGCAACTGCTTCAGTTTTGGCAGGATATGGTATCAAAGACAAGGTTGCGTTCTTTGGTGTGTATGAATTTCCCAAAAAACTGTCATATTACCGTGTAGAGATCGATAATAAGGCACTGATTCCAAAAAGAACGCTGGATGTGGCAGTTCTGAAGGCAGTTATCAATAACAAAGGTCAGATTGGGCGCATTGAAATCATAAATGCGGGCAAAGATTATGTAAATCCGTCACTGATTATTGGTATTCCCGATATTGTGCGCGAAGAAGGGTTCTCAGATACGGCAAAAAACGTTCCAGAAGCGTTTGAAGACGACTTTGAGGTTGATTATGCGATCAATCTTGAGTCATCAGACGAATTTGACTCCACAGAGCGTGCAGCACAAGAGGTTGCACGCAACATTCAGACACAACAATACATTACTGAAGACAATTTTACGGGTAACTTCCGCCAAGCGAAGGGTACAGTTACTGTAAATGAAGAGGGTTGCGTCAAATCTGTCACAATTACCGACAAAGGCGCGGGGTATCAACCTGGTGAAGAGGTGTATGTGCAGGTTGTTGAGCGTGAAACCGAGACTAGAGAGGACATTGTTGTTGGTGAGAGCGCAAATATTACTGATGATGAGGTTCAAAGATCCATTAAATCGGGTGGAATTCCTGATCCAGATGTAAGAGCTGGTTTTGAGGAGATGTATAAGAGTGCTGGACAAGCACTTGGCACACTAAAAAACCCAATTCAGACATCTTATGTGACTGGATACATCAAAAGTACGGATATTGACATCAAAGAGAAGACAAAATTCTGCGAAAATGTCATTCCTAAGATCTGTATTAACCCAAATATCGGTGAAAACTGGCACGACATCAACACTTTTACCGATTTGGAGTCACTTTGGGGTAATGTCTCACAACAAGACCCAAACTGGAACCAAAATAATGCGTTTCTTGCTGGTGCAAAACAGAATTCTCAGAAAAATACGGGTCAAATCAACGCTAAAATGACTCAAGGTCTCCGTGGAATCTTCGGAGGTGACTGTATTGAGATGGATCAAGCGAATCTTTATATGGTAAAACGCTTTTTTGATGTTCCTTGTCCATATACAGCGTTCGATACTGACGGAAAAGAGAGAACTTATGGATGGATGCCATTCAAGTATTGCGGTAGTAAGAAAGAAGAGGCAACTATTCGTGTGACAATGACCATTGAAGGTGATGTCACTGGTGTTAGTGAAGCAGTAAACCAGAGATTCTTGGCTTGGTTGAAGTGGTTGCCTAAACCCACATTGACCGCTGGACGCCCCGTGACGGGCGGTTACAAGACACACGCCTGTACTAGAGGGTCAAACGTAAAAGGACGCTGCTACAGCACAGGAAACGGGCAGTATGAGTTCGTACCAACCTCTGGTGATGAGAATACCTTCGACTTTAATGGTCCTGGTGCTACTCTATCAACATCAAACGTGGAGTTGGGACAACTTAGCACTTGGATTGGAGATAATATCAACCAATATGTGGGATTGTTCTTCAATCAGATCATTGTGGATGCTAATGATGTTGAGATCAGTCAAAATAATGTCCCATATACTCAATTAGCACTTGCTAGTTGTAGTGGTGGTAAGTTTCCTAATGACAACTGGCACAACTTTGTTGCAGATGGTGTACTGAATGTTTATGGAGGATATGATTCTAATGGAAATGGCATCAGCGCATCCGATCCTTGTAACAATAATGACTTTTTTGGAAGTTGTGGATTCGGAAACTGGGCACTGAGAAACGTTATTCACTCAACAATCGCGTTTGACTCAGGCAAATTGTCAGAGGATGGTCCCTATATAGAACTAGGACCCGTAAATGGAACAATGCATTGGAAGAACTGGGCAACTGGTTCTACGCGACTTTTGTCAACGACATTGGACAATTATGGAAATCCATACTTCGATGAGTGTGATTTGACCTAATGGCATTAGGAATTAACAAACCAGTAGCTTCAATCAATGGATTGCCTTGCTCTGGGCACGGCATTCCTATTCCTGCGACTATTCATATGTGGCAGTCTTGTGGTACACCACCTATCCCTCTCAGTATTATTGTGAAGGATAAGACTTGTATGTGGCCACCAATGCCATTGATCCCATTGACTGCAATCAACCCATTGAGAGCGACAGTTCTTGTGAACTTCCTCCCAATTATGATTTTCGGTGATATGTTTACACCACATACATCGTTTGGTACTAATATTATTAACTTCTCTTGCCCCTGTGGTAAGGCAATGTGTATCATTCCCACTCCTACGACTTGTAGTATGCTCTCTGTGGAGGATATGGGAGGTGTCGGACACGCTAGACTTGCGGAAGCAACAACAATGAGTGTGTATGCATTCAAAGTTCCCGTTGCACGAATGCTTGATCCGCTTGGAATCGGAGCACCTGGCGCAAGTTACCCTTGTTCAAGTGTTATTGCATACGGATCTCCTAATGTGCTTGCCTGCTAATTTGTGATATAATTACTGAGTACCACACCAATCACTATGGCACGAGCAAAAGTAGGTCTCTCTGGACAGAAACTCATTGAGACAAAGCCCAAGAAAACGCGGCAGGGTTCAGGACAGCACACCAAGTACGCTGCATCTAGTGGCAATAAGGCAAAGAAACGCTACAGGGGGCAAGGTAAATAGTGCGTCCAGAGACACGTAAAGCAATGGAGATGCTGTGGTCTGCAAAGTGGAACCTTCCTAAAGCTGCAGACCATTGCGGTCTCACAAACAAAGAGATGAAAATCACCTTCAACGAGTATTGTGCTTTTCACCCACCCACATACGTTCTAAATAACAATGGCTAACTCACCAATTCCAGACCAGGGACAAGAGTTCATTAAGAGCGGGATGGTTTTAATAACCGACCCCCGCTCTGATAAATACCTAAACAGATTAAAACAGAAACCCAACGATCCACCTGCGGATCGTTCTAAAGAATGTGGCGGTGAAGAAGGTTTCGATGATTAACGTCGAACTTACACTTAATGGCATACCGTTTTAAGGCAGAACGAAATTTATCTCGCGAATTTAGAGACCTCGGTATTGGGATGTTGGCAAACCCTAATACCGAGGATTTTGCTGTGGTTAAAAATGAGAATGCTATCAAGCAATCGATTAAGAATCTAATCTTAACTGGTTATGGTGAAAGACCCTTTCAACCAAATATAGGGTCAAGACTTCGTGAAATGCTTTTTGAGAACTTCGATGTCTTTATGATCGAAGAGCTCAAAGAAGAAATCATCAATACTATTATCAGACTTGAACCTAGAGTGACAGTCAATGAAGTTCGTATGACCTATGAAGGTGCAAACGAACTGCAAGTTGAAGTTGATTACACAATTATTGGTGAAACCCTTGTACAAACCGTAGACTTCCTGCTGGAGCCCACCTAAAAATGGCAGCAATACCATCTAATCTTACATCTCTAGATTTTACAGAGATTCGTGAATCAATCAGATCCTATCTGAGAACTCGTACTGAGTTCACTGATTACGACTTTGAAGGTTCCGCTGCGTCTTATTTGCTGGACGTTCTATCATATAACACATACTACGCTGCGTTCAATGCCAATATGGCGATGAACGAGGCATTTTTGGAATCGGCAACTATTAGAGACAATGTTGTCAAGATTGCAAAGCAACTGAATTATACACCAAAATCCATAAAAGCGCCAAAAGCGTGTGTCAGATTTGCTGTACAGACACAAGTTATTGGTTCTAGCACTGTATATCCCCAGTCTGTGGAACTCCAGAAGGGCGATGTGTTCGTTTCTAGTACATCTGGTGCAAGTTTCACCTTTACGCTGCCACAGGCGCTCTCAGTGACCGTAAATCAAGCTGATGGTGTTGCTACCTTCGAGAAAGTGGTGATTTATCAGGGCAATAGTCTTGATTATGAGTACACAGTTACTGATGTTAAGCAGAGATCATATCCTATCCCCTCTGATCAGGTCGATACAGACCTTCTGCGTGTTTCTATCTCTCCTAATGCAACATCTGAAGAGATTGACACCTATAACCTTGTTCAAAACATCGTTGATGTGGATGGAACCACCCGTGGTTACTTCCTAGAAGAGGCAGATGACCAAAGATATAACGTTGTGTTTGGTGATGGTGTCATTTGCCGTGAACTGATTGCTGGTGAGGTGATCAGAATGAACTATGTCCGTACAGAAGGACCTGCTGGTAATGGTTGTAAGAGATTTAACTTTGTTGGACGAGTCATTGACTCTGAAGGACGCCTGGTTCCTGCTGCCAACCTCTCTATGGCGACCGTAGACGGCGCACAAGATGGTGCTGACGTAGAATCTACCCTGAGCATCAAATTCAACGCTCCTAGAGCGTTTAACAGTCAAAACAGAGCGGTTACAGAGTCTGATTATGAGTTCATCACCAAAAAGGTGTATTCTCAAGCAAGATCTGTTACTGCATACGGTGGAGAACGTCTAAATCCTCCAGTTTACGGAAAAGTGTACGTTGCTATCCGTACTAAGTCAGGTGCATCTCTGAATAGTAGCACTAAGAAGAGAATTAAGACTGATTTGTTGAAATATTCGATTGCATCGATCGAACCAGTGATTATTGACCCAACTTCACTGTACATTCGTCCCAAAACTTGGGCATTCTTCGATGGCAACAAGACAAATCTGTCAAACAACGAAATTGCTACCAAGATTCTTGCTGCAATCGATCAATACAATAGTCAATCGGAAGCAACACGTTTTAATGGACGTGTGGACATCTCCGCTTATCAATCAATGATTGATGATTCCGATCCTTCTATTAGCGGCAACGTTACCCATATGACTTTGGGTATGAACGTGGAAGGATTTGATTTTGGTCAAACTTTCACACAATGTCTCGACTTTGGTAATGAAATTGCAAATCCAAACGATCTCTCTGGTGGAGACAAGGGTGATGGATCTGGAGATGGAAGTTGTATCCCCAAATATTCGACTGTCAAGAGTGGAACGTTCTATTCCACGGGATATACGGAAAATCTCCTGAATCTTCAGACAACTCTCACTGCTGGTCAAATTTCTTCCGCAGTTCTGCTTGAAAATGATACATCTGCTCTGCTTCCTGTGAATCTTCGTGATGATGGGTACGGAAATCTGATTATGGTGACAAAACTCGATGAAAAAGAAGTCATCTTGAAGCGCAACGTTGGCACAGTCGATTACAAGAACGGTATCGTCTGCGTTGGTCCTATTAACGTTGCAAATACACCTGATGGTACAAATCGCATCCCAGTGACGGTTCTTCCCGCTTCTTCCAATATCAATGTTGGCACAGGTGTTGA